ACCACCTACCAAATGTTCCAATATCAGCGATACGGGAACATATTAATTGACGGGGATAGGAGTACTACAAACCCTTATGACCCTGCCTTATTGCCTAAAAACTACGATTACGAAGATGACGATTACACGTTTACTCGTTGGGTAGAAAACAATGCAGAACTTGAACTTTTAAAAAACGAAGTATATGAAGATTGAATTTGTAAAAGAAACTAAGCCAGACGGAACAATTTTCTATTATACTTTAGTAGATAACAAATACGATAGCGCAAGTATGTACTTGGAATACTCACAAGCTTACGAGTACTTTGTAAGCCTAAAGAAAAGACAAGAACCGATTATCGAAATTTTAGAACACTATAATATAGACATACAAAACAAATAACAATGAGCCTAATTAAAATTCAACAAGAACTAAAAGCACCTAAAAACCAATTTAATGCTTTTGCTAAATACAAGTACCGAAGTGCAGAAGATATAATCGAAGCAGCTAAACCTATCTGCCATAAATACGGCTACGCTTTAATGCTTAGCGATGAGGTAATAGAAGTAGGCGGTAGAGTTTATGTAAAGGCTACGGCTTGTCTAAGTAATGGAGAAGATAACATTACCTGCACGGGTATTGCTCGTGAAGAAGAAAACAAAAAGGGAATGGATGCGGCGCAGCTAACCGGAGCTTGTAGCTCATATGCTCGAAAATATGCACTTAATGGTTTATTCGCAATCGATGACACTAAAGATGCAGATGCTACCAATGAGCATAAAGACGAAGTAAGCGAAGGTCAAAAGGCGTTTTTAATTGAGCAGTTAGACAAGACAAAGTTTACCGAAGACCAGAAGGTAAAGGCTGCTTTAAAAATTAATGCTATTAAGACTTTAGACGAATTTAACAAGATTAAAGAAACAATAAAGAAAAGCTAATGCGTGAACTATTACCATTTGAAAGGCAGATGCTACTTGCAGAAGTATACCATTACGCTTGGTATAATGAAGATGCATATAATGACCTACTAATATTTATAGAAAAATATCAAAACCTTTTAGACAAACCTGTTTTTTTTAACCAAATCAATAACAATGACACAACAACAACAAATCTTGAACCACTTGCTTTCGGGCAAAACATTGACACCAATCCAGGCTTTAACGAAGTACAATAGCCTAAGATTAGCAGCCGTAGTGTTTGAATTAAAACGCAAAGGCTACAAAGTACAAACGGAATTAATTAACGTTGGTACGAAAAAACAAAGTAAATTAGTAGCTAAATATTCAATTAAAAAATGACACCAGAAGAAAAAGCAATAGAATTATACAATAAAATGTATGAAACTGGATTTAAACCAAAAAGCGTTTTAATCAGAATAGAACAAGCCAAAGAATGTGCATTAATAGCAGCAAACGAGATTTTAAAAGAAAATTTAGAAGAATTACCTGATGAGCCTGAAACTGTTGTTAGGTATATATATTGGCAAGAAGTTAAACAAAAAATAGAAACAATTAAAAACAAATAAAAATGGAACAAAAAAAATGGAGTGCAGGTGCTTGGAAAAAGACAACTGCTAAAGGAGAAGTAATTAACTTTACAATTAATGATGTAAAATACTCGATGTGGGTAAATGCTTACAAGACAGAAGATAAGCAGCCAGATTATAAAATTTACATTAATGATTTCAAACCTAAAGAAGATACGGGATTGCCGTTTTAATTATGCTAACTAGAAATAAAGATGTTTCAATAAGACAACTAAAGGATTTATACTATGCGCAACGTAATACCCATATGCAGCTACACGAAATGATGTCGCAATTAGGGTTGTTAGGCATAGAAGATAATGAGCCTTTAGGTGCGGATATAGGTGCGAGAAGCATCGTCAAATTAGTAGAAGAAGTATTTGAATGCGATGTACTGAAAAAAGACAGGTCTTTAAAAACTACCTTCGGGCGCAAAGCTGCTGCCTATCTACTCAGGCGATATACTAAATTGAGCCTTAAAGAGATTAGCGCATACAGTGGCACTAAAGACCATACAACCGCAATTCATAATATAAAACAAGCAAATAACCTAATTGATACGGAAGATTGGTTTAAAGACAAAATGAAAAGAATTTGTCAAAAAATTGAAATTATACAAAATTAGTCTATATTTGCAGTATATAAGACACATAGACGAACTGCGAACCGCCTATGTGTTTAGTGGTTAAATAATAATAACCCTGATAGTTCGCAGCTATCGGGGTTTATTTTTTTATGGCAAAAGACCCAGCTTTTTTATTTTACCCCGGCGACTATGTTAGTGGCACAATGGGAATGACATTTGAAGAAAAAGGTGCATATATGGACCTGCTTATGCTTCAATTTAACCGAGGTCATATGAATCATCATATGATAGTTCATACGGTTGGTCACTTGTGGGAACAAGTGAAATGCAAGTTTATACAAGATGACGAAGGTTTATGGTATAATGTCAGGCTTGACATTGAGAAGGATAAACGTAAAACCTTTACAGAATCTAGGAGAAACAATATAAAATCAAAAAATAAAGCTACATTAGACACTACATATGAAACGCATATGAATAGTCATATGAAGCCTCATATGGAAAATGTAAATATAAATATAAATAAAGATTTAAATAATAATAAAAGTAGATGTAGTTTTGAACAGGCTTTTGAGTATATGGCTACACGGATAGGAGTAGACCAAGCTAAGATTGAAGCCGAAAAATTCGTAAATTACTACGAAAGCAACGGATGGAAAGTCGGTAAAAACCCTATGAAAAGTTGGACACACGCCGTAAATAATTGGATAAATAACGCTAAACTATATGCAAAAGGAACTACAAATAATCAACGAAAACTTACAAAAGGAGAACAGTTTAACCTTGATGGATACAACCTCATTAACGCTACTACCTATGGAGCAGGAGATTATGACCGCATTTTCGGGGGATAGGGTTAGAAACGTAAACCAAATAATGTTGCATCAAAACCTTATTTACATAATGCAGCTAGTAGGTATTAACGTTATGCCAGACAAAGTTAAGTTAGCTTTATTAGAAGATTGGATTAGAAGCCAATACGGTAACTTCACAATAAACGAAATAAAAGTAGCGTTTAAGCAAATGGTAGCTAATGACTTCATCGACCACTACCAGAATTTTAGCCCTGCTTATTTTAGTCAGGTAATGGACAGATATAAGAAAAAAGCAAATGAAGTAAGAAAAATGATGCCACAAGAACGAGTAGAAGCAATCCCACACTTAACCGATTTAGAGATAATTGATTACAGTTACCAAGAATATAAGCTTCTGGAAAATAGAAATTTTGATAGGTTATTTAACCCATTATCAGTATTTACAAAGCTTAATAGTACAGGCATTAAGGTATGGACAAAAGAAGATGGCGCACTTGCTAAAAAGAAACTTATGGAGATTATTACATATAAGGCTAATAAAATGGACATCATAAGTGCAAAGCAGTACCGAGACGAATGGACTGAGCAATGGTTAAAAAACCAAGCTAGAGCAGTTGCAGTAGCTTTATTTTTCGATGAGCAAATAAAATTTGGTAAAGTTTCATTTTCTTAATATAGTTTTGTAATATGACCGCAAACGAATTAACCAAAGAAGCTATCCAAAAGCTAAATAAAAACGGATGCTTTGTATGGCGTAATAACAATTTAGCGGTTAGAGGTCGCACCTTTATAGGTTTAAAAGGAGTGCCAGATGTTGTAGGATTTCATACTCAAACAGGAGTAGCGGTATATTGCGAGACTAAAGCAATAGGAGACAAACTTAGCAGCTACCAAATAGCATTTTTAAACTTAGCAAAAACGGCAAATTGTTTTTGTTACATAGCAACCGAAGACAACGGCAAACTAACCTTAAAAGAATATGAACAAGAATAGCATCATATTAGAACTTTGGGAGAGCCGAGAACTAAAGGAAGCAATAGATAAAATGCAGCCTGAAGATTTACGAGAAGATTTAAGAAGCGAAATATTTAAGGTGCTATGCGAAATGGACGAGGAACGTTTAATTGATATGCGCACCCGTAATGTATTAAAGTTCTATTTAGTTCGCACTATGATTAATATGATGCAAAGTAACACTAGCCAATTTTATCGCACATACCGAAAGCCTTTAGAAGTAGAATTGATAGTACACGATAGAGACGAAGATTTACTTAATAAAGTAGAAGATGAGTTATCTAAGATGCATTGGTACAAAGCGGAACTTTTAAGAGTTTATGCAATTAAGCATAATTGCAACGCTAAAGAATTAAGCAGGGTTACAGGTATACCTTATATGTCAATCCATAGGGAACTAAAACTAACTAAACGAGAACTTAAAAAACAATTACGCAAATGATGAACTACTATGCTAAATTAATTAGGTCTACTACTGATTATCGTAAAAAAAATATAATAAGAAGGATAGTTTCATATAATAAACTTAAGCTAATTCAATCTAAATATAAATTTAAAATTTGTAATTTATGATAATTATAGCAGCAATATGCTTTTCGATATTCTTTATAGAGATACATCAGTTTCATAGAAAGTGGAATTTGAATTTTAAACCTTTTAATTGCACAAGTTGTATTTCAGCTTGGACAGGGTTAATATTATATTTACTACCTGAAGTGTGCACTAACATAGTAGCTTTTATGTTTGTTCCAGGAGTATTAGCACCAGTTTTAAGCAAAATAATGTGGAACTTATGGAAATAGAACACCGCAACTTTTTAGATGACCACGTTGGTAATTGGCATACAGTTCAAAATGGCTATGTGCGAAATATCGACTTAGACATCTTAAAAATGTATGAACATATTTATCGCAAGTATATGAGTTCAGATTTTATCCTAACAGTTTGGTGCGGTAATTGCATTTTCGATATGATTAAAAGGCTTTACACTTGGTATGAGCAGCAACCTAAAAAAACAAAATGAGAATACTTTGCATAACATCTGCAAATAGCGGAGTTGGATTACATAGAATAATGATGCCAATAGTACACTTGCAAAAAGAATATGCACTTATTACAGATGTACTAAATGACGAACTACTAGAGCAGGGATGGGATATTGTGCTAATGAATAGAATGCTAAACGAAATAGATGCAAAGAAAATGGATGCTTGGCGTACTAAGTACGGCTTTAAATTAGTAGTCGATAACGATGACCATTGGGAACTTAGCGAAAGCCATTTATTGTATTTAAGATATAAGCTCAATAATATACCTAAACAGATTACAGACTTCATACAGATAGCGGACCTTTGTACCTGTACGCACGAAAGATTAGCAGCAGAAATAAGTCCTTATAATAAAAACGTACACATATTACCCAACGCATTACCTTACGGGCAAGAGCAATTTATGGATAATAAGACCGAAGATTACAAGGTAAGATTATTCTGGTCAGGTAGCGGAACACACGAAAGAGATTTAGAGATACTAAGGCAGCCGTTTAAAAGATTGCAAGGTATGAATATAAGAACTGTAATAGCAGGTTATAATGACGGAGAGAAGCCTATATGGGATAAAATGATTGATAGCTTTACTTGTGGGCTAAAGCTTAACCCTACTATATACAACTATGCAAAGGTTACTGAATATATGGGTGCTTATACGGATAGCGATATTTCAATTATACCATTGGTGGACAATAAGTTTAATGCTATGAAGTCAAATCTAAAGGTATTAGAAACCGCTACTAAAAAGAACCCTGCCATCGTTAGCCATGTCAATCCTTACCTTAATATGCCCGTGCATTACGTTAAAAGCCAAAAGGATTGGTATAAACATATACGAGATTTAGTAAGCGATGCGGATATGAGAAAGGAAAGCGGTCAGAAACTATTTGACTTCTGCCAAAAGAAATATAACTTTGAGGAAATAAATTTAGACAGAAAGTATATTTATAGTAAACTATGCCAGTAATTAAATGTTCTAACGGGAAATACAAAATCGGCTCAGGCGGTTGCATATACGAGACTGAGGAAAAAGCAATGCAAGTTTGGAAGGCTATCCTTGCAGGTGGTAAATTTGCTGAATCTTATAATGACTATCCAGAATCAGCTAGTAATAACGCAAAGAGAGCTTTGGAATGGGCTGATAAAAATGGGTGGGGTTCGTGTGGAGAAGCTACAGGTAAAGCGAGAGCAAACCAATTAGCTAATAAAGAGAAGATAACAAGAGACACTATTGCCCGTATGGCTTCCTTTAAAAGACACCAACAACATAAAGACGTTCCTTATAGTGAAGGTTGTGGCGGTTTGATGTGGGATGCTTGGGGCGGAACAAGTGGAATTGAGTGGGCTATTAATAAACTAAAAGAAATTGACAAAAAATAATTTTCATAGTTAAATTTTTAATTATTAATCAACGGAAAATTTAATGGGGAAGCTATGAAAAAACATACACAAATATATTTGCAGGGGATGGGTTATAAAACAACGGACTTTATCCCCTGTGAAGTGTGTGGATGCCAAGCAGTCGATGTGCATCATATAGAGGCGAGGGGAATGGGTGGTTCAAATGATAAGGACACGATTGAGAATTTAATGGGATTATGCAGGAAGTGTCATATAGATTTTGGAGACAAAAAGCAATATAAAGAATTTTTAACCGACATACACAAACAAAATTACCGATGCTAATAACAGAACAGGAGTTTTTAGAGTACGAACTTAATGCAGGAATAGGGATGCATAATGATTTTTTTAAAGACTTAGCAAGAAATACAGTTGCCCAGATTGAAAATTTGCCTGTTGTTTCGGTATTAGATTATGGAGCAGGAACAGGAGTTTATAGCGATGCCTATTTTAAAGCAGGGTATCACATTGTAGCTTTTGAAATATTTAAGTCGCATCGTGAATATATGAAACAATATGTAGCTTATGTTGAAATAGTAGATGAGCCTATTACTACAGACCTATTAAACTTTATAGAGACTGCCGAGCATATGACAGACAAAGAATTAGATTATTTATTTAGCAAAATAGAGCCTCAATACATTTTATTTAGTAGCACATCACAAAGAGTTCCGGGGTTCGATGAATCTTGGGGTCATATAAATATTAAAGAGCAATCGGAATGGGATAGCTATTTTAAAACAAAAGGCTATAGTAAAATAAAAGATTTATCACAACCTACAACTTGGAGCAAATTATATGGCAAAGATTAAAGAAAATAGCAGTAAAGTAAACTTCGGAAAGCGCAAACGAGGTTCTGCAAAGAAGTCTTTTAACAAACATAATCCTAGACCAAAGGCATATAGGGGGCAAGGAAGATGAGAAAGTTAAACGCAATCTGGTTACTGCTTACACATAAGGCATACTTTTTAGCAGTATGTAAGACAGGTATGGATGGCGATGATATGACCACAATAGGACATTACACATATGCAATGGCAGAAACCCTAATTAATAAACATATAGCAGACGTAGACACATACCTTGACCAAGAGGATGCGTTAGGAGAAGCACAAGACATTATAAACGGCATACTATGATACAAAACGTACAAATTAACCAAGTAAAAGCAAACCCAAATAATCCCAGAATAATTAAGGATGATAAGTTTGCAAAATTAGTAAAGTCTATTACGGACTTCCCCCAGATGCTAAACCTAAGACCTATAGTAGTTAATGACGATATGGTTGTACTTGGTGGCAATATGCGACTAAAGGCTTGTAAGGAAGCAGGACTTAAAGAGATACCAATCATAAAAGCTAGTGAACTAACCGAGCAGCAACAAAAGGAGTTTATAGTGAAAGACAATGTAGGATATGGAGAATGGGATTGGGATGACCTAGCTAATAATTGGGATGCAGAAGAATTAACCGAGTGGGGATTAGATGTATGGACCAATAGCATAGGCGATGAACTGCTAACTATAGATGACACTATCGATGAAAGCAAAGATAGTTCTCCTAAAATTACAGATGAAGGATATTCATTATTTGAAATAGTAATGTTACACGAAAATAAATTAGTACTTTTGGATGTAATAAACCAATTAAAAAGAGAATTTTTGTTTGAAAAAACAGAAGAAGCTATAATGGAATTAATTAGAATTTATCAAAATAAAAAATAAAACAATGAGAAAAGAAAATAGCGCATTCATAAGTTTTGGAAAATCTGATAGCGGATTGATATTTGATGATTCAAATAATGAAACATATCCAATTAGATACTATAATGTTATTAATGGAGTAGGTGCTGAGTTAAATAAAAACTATTCTTATTATGGATATGTATATAGCGGCAATGTAACTATTAATAGAAAATGGCTAAATTCTATAGAGTTAAATAGTCATATGTATTTTAGTTTGTCAGATGAATTTAATTTTTCAACTAATGTTATTGGCAGTTGTATTTTAATTGAGGTACTTAATAAAAAGTTTTACGAGACATCTAACTATAAAGCATATCCAACTTTTGGCGGTCCAATAGAAGATAAAGGAAGATTAAAATATATTGACGGATGTACTGATAGTTTATTAATATCTCCTGTAAAGAAAGGACAACCTTGTTTAAATCATTTGCATTTTCCACCTGAGATTAATCAAACACAACATACACACCCTACACATAGAATTGGAATAGTTGCATCTGGTTACGGAGAATGTATTACACCATTTGGAAATTTACCTTTAGAGCCTGAGATGATATTTGTTATTAAAGCTTGGGATGGCGTATTATATGATAAAGGATTAGATGGCGAACTATACGCAATAGGACAACACGCATTTCAAACATTTGATGCTCCTATGAATGTAATTGCTTTTCATCCAGATAGCGACTTCGGACCAGAAGATGAGTTTCATCCAATGATTAACCGTACAATAGTAAATGGCGTTTCAGCTAATAAGCTAAAAGACATAATGACAAAGTAATGAGTAAGATTAGAAAAAAGGATTACCAATCGAGCAATGTATTAGAAGCTGCATTAGATAGGATGCGATACCTGTATGATAGTTTTGATAATGTAGAAATAGGTTTTTCAGGCGGAAAGGATAGTACTGTTGTTTTGAATTTAGCCATAAAGGTTGCTCGTGAAAAAAATAAACTTCCTGTAATAGCAAATTTTTATGACGAAGAAGCGATACACCCGACAACTATTGAATATGTACAAAGGGTAAGCGAACATCCAGACGTTAAACTTAATTGGTTCTGTTTAGAGTTTAAACATCGTAATGCTTCATCAAACGAAGAACCTTATTGGTATACTTGGGATAAAGACAAAAAAGATTTATGGGTTCGTGATATGCCAGAAAATTGTATAAAGGAACATCCTAAGTTTGTAAAGGGTTTATCTTTCCAACAATTTACATCATATAGAGCTGATAAATCTAAAGGCACAACTGTAGATGTAACAGGAGTAAGGACACAAGAAAGCCTTAGAAGATTTCAGGCAGTATCACAAAAAGTAAACGATAACTATATTTCAAGATACGGGCATTTTTCTATTGCGCATCCAATATACGATTGGAGCAGTCAAGACGTATGGAAATTGGTACACGAGTGGGATATAGATTATAATAAAACATATGATATATTTAACAAAACAGAACTGAGTAACAAGTTTCTTACTCAAAGAGTTTGCCCACCATTTGGAGAAGAACCATTAAGAGGGTTATGGATATATGCAGAATGCTTCCCGGACCTATGGCATAAAATGCTTAATAGAGTAGAGGGCGTTGCTACTGCTTGGCGATATGCTAATACAGAATTATACGGAGTAGGCGGAATACAAAAGCCAGACGAATTAAGTTGGAAGGAATACCTTTCCTATATCGTAGATACTTATTCAGGTAAAGAAAGAAACTTTGTAATAGAAAATATTAACAGATATATTACATTGCATAAAGACAGGGCTAAAGATAACATAGCAGACATAGAAGCCAATCCATTAACCGGCATTTCTTATAGGTGGCTTTGCAAAATTGCACACAAAGGAGATTTTAAAGGAAGGCAGTTGCCAGATAATGAAAGGGCTGCGGCTATGAAACGATTAGATATAAATCAAGATGATGCAGTATATTTATACGGTAACGAAAAATACAAAAAGCAATACTTTAAAAAATGATTGACAAAAATCAATATCCATCTGTTACCCGCATATTAGCGAAAACAAAACCGCAGTCAGATATTGATATGCTTGAAAAATGGAGAATTAAAGTAGGTCCTATAGAAGCAGACAGGATAAGTAATGCCGCCTTAGAGCGTGGTAAGATGTACGATACCTTCATCGAGGATTATGTAAATGGCATAGACATACCGCATAAAAAACTGCAAGAGTATTTAAAACAATTTCAAATAGTATCAAGAGAAGAAAACGTATATAGTAGCCAATATCTATATAAAGGTAGATATGATTGTATATTTGCTAAAAATGGAATATTAGTACTAAATGATTTTAAAGGCTCAGGAAAAAAGAAAACAAAGAAATGGCTAAAAGATTACCCTTTACAGATAGCCGCATATATAAAAGCATTAGAAGAAGTTGGGGTAATTATTAATTGGGGTATGATAACCGTGATACTCGATGATGAAATACAGACCTTTGTTTATGACCATTGCGAAATAGAAACTTATTTTATAGAATTTTTAAAAAGACTAAAACAGTATAATGATGAAACAAATGCCAATATCTAACGTACAATGGTTAGACAGAAACGAACTATCCCCAAACCTATATAATCCAAATAAGGTTGCACCGCCAGAAATGGCACTACTGAAACAAAGTATATTACAAGACGGATGGCTATTCCCTATTATTGTATTCGATAAGACAATACACATAGAAAACCTAACAGATAATAAAGACCTAAATAAGTACACAATCATAGATGGCTTTCATAGGTATACGATAAGCGGAGACAAAGACATATACAAACTGAGCGATGGCAAAGTGCCTGTAGTTATCCTAAACCCTAGCAACCCATTAGCTACAACCGTTAGGATGAATAGAGCAAAAGGTACACACGCCGTATTAAAGATGGGCGACATCGTAAAGAACCAAATAGATAACGGAAAGCAGCTAAGTGAGATAATGAGCGAGTTCGGTATGGAGAAAGAAGAAGTGGTTAGATTAGCAAATAGGATGGGAATACACAAGACTGATATTATTGTAGATACCGATTGGAGCAATTCTTGGTTACCAAAATAACAGCATAATAACAGCACAATGGCAAGTAAAGATATAATAGCACATCAATTTAATAAAGGTCAGTCTGGCAATCCAAATGGCAGACCTCGTAAATATGTAAGCCTATTAAAAGAACAGGGCTATAAAGTATCGGAAATAAATGACACCATACAAGCTATGATGGCTATGGAGTTCGAGGAATTAAAATCTGTATGGGATAACCCGAAGGCAACGATACTAGAAAAGACTATTGCGGCTGCTATGCGTAAGAGCTTAGAGAAGGGCAGCCTTTATAGTTTAGAAACTTTGCTTACTCGTGTATATGGAAAGCCAAAGGAGACAGTAGACACAAATAATAAAACTGAGCTTACAGGCAAAATACAAGTCGAGGTAATTACAAGCGGAGTGCCTTTAGCAAATAGAGAAACAGATGTTTAGAACTACAGACGTATTCCTAAGCAATAGGAATGCTGAGACAGACATAATAGTTAATCAAGGCGGAACGAGTAGCGGTAAAACATACTCGATATTACAAAACCTATTCCTTCACGCTATAGAAGATGACAGGTGTATTATCACTGTTGCAGGTCAGGATATACCCAATTTAAAGGTAGGTCCGATAAGAGATGCTCATAATATAGTAGAACAGACGGAAGGGCTATCTGATTACATTTTAGAGTATAATAAATCGGATAGGGTTTTTAAGTTTGTCAATGGCTCGATTATAGAATTTAAAAGCTATGACGATTCACAAGATGCCAAACAGGGTAAAAGGGATTATCTATTTTTAAACGAGGCTAATGGTGTTCCTAAGATAATTTGGGATGAACTATATATTCGTACAAAGAAGCGGAGTTATATTGACTATAACCCGAACAATGAATTTTGGGTACATACCGAGCTTATAGGTAAGCCAAACGTTACGCTGATAATATCGGACCATAGGCATAATACTTTCCTTGACCAAAAGATACACGATAAGATTGAGGCAATCGAAGACCCAGAACTTTACAAGGTTTATGCCCGTGGGCTTACGGGTAAAATCGAGGGGGTAATCTTTAGGGATTATAATGTAGTTCCCGGCATCGACCCAGATGCCAAGCTCATAGGCTACGGCTTAGACTTCGGCTTTACGAATGACCCGACTGCCTTGGTGGCACTATATAGCTACTCAGGGGAATTGGTAGTAGATGAGCTGATTTACCAGACAGGGCTTTTAAATGTCAATATTAGCGATTTAATGCGTGATTTAGGCGTTAATGGGCGTATTGTGGGGGATAGTGCCGAACCCAAGTCAATCGCTGAATTAGGGGCATATGGTTGGCAAATAGAGGGTGCTAAGAAAGGACCGGATAGCGTAAGGCAGTCAATAAACAATTTAAAGAGGTATAAGCTCAATGTAACGCAAAGGTCTGTCAATTTAAAAAAAGAGCTAAATAGCTATAAATGGAAGCTAAATAAGGATGGGAAGCTAGATAATGACCCTGTAGACTACCTAAACCACGCCATTGATGCCCTACGATATGCATCCCTAAATATCCTCGAAAACCCAACTTCTGGCAGGTATGCCTTCCTTTAGGGGTACTTTTTACCGTTCATCACTGATATTTACCGTTCATCATAAACTTTAAAAAAAAGTTTGCTCATTTGATTGTGGAATGTTAAAAGGTTGTACATTTGATATATCAAACAACCACAAAAACAAAACACATGAAAAATCTAATTGAAAAGTACGAAAATTTAGGCTACATTTTAACATTAAAAAATGAGCCTATGATTATAGGTACTTGCGTAAGAAAAGTTAGCAGGGCTAGAATACCTAACCCATTATTTAACTACAGATTTAGAAGCATCGACAGAATGATTGAGTTCTGTACTGAATGGATTAACAAGGTAGAAATTAACGTAAATGCTGAAAACGAAAGGAAAGCTAAGAAAAAAGAGGCTCAAAAAAATATGCAGCATAGTTACAAGGTGGGCGATATAATTTACAATAGTTGGGGATATGACCAAACTAACATAGATTTTTACCAGATAGTAGAAGTTAAGGCTAAGTCGATTATGATTAATAGAATAGGCAAATGCTATGTTGAGGGAACTGAGGGCTTTATGTCATCAAACGTAAAACCAATCCAAGACGATTTTATCGGAGAGCCAATTTTGAAAAAAGTAAATATTTTAGTAAATTACAATGGCAATATCCAATACTACATCAAAGCAGAACACGGATGTTTTGTTGAGTATCATAATGAAAAATCTGGCGTATACTCTAGTTGGTACGCTTAAAATAAAATAGGGGTGCGGCTATTCAACGCACATTTAACTCACTAAAACATTTTTATGAAAAACTTAATTTACAAATCTTCTTATTTATCAGCACCAAACTCAAATAACGTTAGACATTGGGTAATAGATTATTACAATGGTAGATTTACAATGAGTATTCCATTTTATATGATGCCATTTAATATTAAAAAAGAAATGGTAAAACAAGGCTTTAATGCAAATAGAAACAAATAACATAAGCAGGGGTGCGACTGAATAACGCACAATTTAACCAACTAAACTAAACACAATGAAAAAAGAAACCGCACAACTTTTAGCCGTATTTTTAGTAGCTTGTTACCTTATAGGACAATTACAAGACATATACTCAAAATGATTTACGCTATTTGCCTTCTGCTAATTGCAATAGGTTTTGTAATAGCAGCATTAACCGATTACACAATAAAACACTATGACCCAAAGCAACAAAGAATACATAGACAAATACTACGCAAGTGAGCCGATTAGTATAATGATGTCTAACATAGATGCTACCTATCTTGAAATACTAACATACTGCAACGAGCAGGGTTATGAACCTGCAAAGCGTAAATTAAGGAGACCAGAACATAAGTCAAAAATCGGCTTTTTTGACATAGATAATTACAAACCAGAAACAATATGAAAAACAAACCTATGAAAACAGCAATGCAAGAATTAAAAGATTGGGCTAACCAATACAAAGGTCAAATGATTTCAGCAGACCAAGTAGTATTACAGGCACATAATTTACTTAAAAAAGAAAAGGAGCAATGTATTTTACTTGCAGAAACATTTTTAAATAAATTAATAGAAGAAGATATTTAACCAAAACTAAACAAATGGAATTACAACAAATCTTCGAAACAACAAAAGAGCAACGCATCGAGTTTACGCACCAAGTAATTGAAAGATTAAATGCAGGGGAGTTAGACCCTTTAAAAACCCATCTACAAGTCAAAGCCTTAGAGGATATGCTTGAAACCCTAAAAACAAATAAGGACTATAAAGATGCGGTATTACAAGCATCCGTATTAAATGGCAAGGACTTCGAGTATATGAGTGCTAAGTTTAACATTAGAGAAGTAGGCGTTAAGTATGACTTTAGCAAATGCGAAAGTCCTGCATATAATGAGATTATGGATGACTATAACGATGCTACTAAACGCAAAAAGGATATGGAAGATTTCCTTAAAAAAGTTCCGCATCAAGGACTTGATATTATTAATGGGGTTACGGGCGAGGTTACAAGAGTTTACCCACCTGCTAAGAGTAGCACAACAAGTGTAGCCGTATCATTAAAGTAATTAAAATATTGTACTTCTTTGCAATTTGCTTACCTTTGGCAGCGTTATGCTACATAGGTGGGCATCTTGCTTATGAGATAATGTTAAAACTAAGAAAATGACTTGGAACGAATTAACAGTTTGGCAGTACCAACAAATTTACCCGATAGTTACTAAGCCTGAGAAGGATTGGACCACATTAGATGTGGAAAGTAAGCTTGTAGGTATAATCTTTAACCTTACCGACACTCAGGTAGATAGCCTAAGCGTAAAGCAGTTTAACAACCTAAAGGTAACACTTGACTTTTTAGACGATAAGATAGAAGGAAAGCCTGTTAAGTATACCGAAGTAAACGGCAAACGATATAGATTTATATATGATGTGCAACAAATCAAAGCAGCCAGATACATAGAGACAAAAGTATTTAGCACCGATTTAGTTGGTAACCTACACAAGTTAGCAGCCTCAATGGTTATGCCTCAACGCAAAACTTGGTGGGGCAAATGGGTAGATGACAAGTACGATGCTGCCAAGCATAGCCAATATGCCGAGGACTTACAAGGGGCAAAGTTTATGCACGTTTATCAATCGGTTGTTTTTTTTTATCAAGTATACAGAAATTGGATAGAAGTTTCTCAGGGTTATTTGGTCAAGGAGATGATGAATCAGGGAATGAGTATGGAGTTGGCACAAAAGGGGGTTCAAATTTTATGCGACACTTTGGATGGCAGTATTGCGCCAAATCTGTTGCCGACCACGAAAATATCACAGTTAATGAAAGCTATGAATTAACCACATTACACTTTTTAAATACGCTATCCTATCTAAAGGCTAAAGCCGATTACGATAAGGAGCAACATAGGAAACTTAAATAAGACCCCCAGACGATACCCTGCCATTTTTGGTGGGGTTAGTTATTTTTAGACCTTCCTTATATTTATTAGCGTGAGAATAGATAAAGCACAAATACAGGCATTAAGAGACGGCTTCTTACAAAGAAAAGGAAGTACTAACTATACAGGCTTACCTATATTAGAAGAGACACTTGCGTTATATGGTCAAGCGTTTAACACTGCAATAGGGGCAAACCTTCAAAAGACGGGGTCTATAAGTTCTGGTAGATTAGCAGAACCTGACTTTCCTATCATTACTAAATTTGGTAATAGTTATATTCTAAGTGTTGGTTATGCAAAAGGCAGCGAGGCATCTAAATACTATGACTATGTCAATAAAGGGGTGCAAGGTGTAGGAGGTAAGAACGCAAAGCCTAAAAAGAACACAGGCGAATACTCATACAAGACACCTTACGCAAATAAAAAGATGGCTACAAGCATCTTATTATGGCTTCGTAAAAGTGCTAACTCATCACGGAATGAAGATGCCCCAATAACTAAGACACAACGTAAAAGAAAAAAACTTGCTAACATAGTATCTAAAACAGATAGCTTAAAAACATTAGCTTATAAAATATCAAGTGCAATTAAGAGAGATGGTTTACGAGCAACGTTCTTTTTTGACAAAGCAATTAATGATGTATTTAATAAAGAATTTATTGAAAGCATAGCAATCGCAGTAGGTGGCGATGTCCAAATTCAAATAAAGCAAACAATTAACGAAGTTAAGAATGGCAATAACAATAACAAGTAGCCCTGCACCATATTCGTCAATGCACGATAACCTTTGGTTTGTATCAAGTTCTACAAATAGCGGAACTACAAACTTTAAGTTTGTTTATGACGTATATATTAATGGAAGTCAAGTAATTAGGTCTAAAGTATTTCCTTCTCCAAGTGCAGAAGGTAGTTATGGCGTGTTTAACGCATCACCAATGGTTAGGAGTTTTGTTACTAACTACTTTGAGCCTTCAGGAAACTCAATACTTGTAGCTTCAAACGATAAAATTAAAGTAGATTACCAAATAAGAGTAGGAGAAGAAGTTAGCGGTGTTACAACTACTAACTTAGCATCTGGAAACTTCTCAGCTTACAACTTTGTGCCACCATTATTTGCCGATGTGTTCTTAACAAAAAATCAAACGCCTTTAGTACTATCCGACTATTACGATAATTTACTATTAGAAAACTTTACCGATGACTTCTTAACCGAGCGTGATACAGACGAGATTACCCTTGAATACGGAGATAACTTTTACATTACGTTCCTTAGAATTGCAACGGGCGGTTATTCAGCGTGGGTAGAAGTATTAGGGCAAGGAGATGTGGTTACCAATACTGTATCGGGTAACATAACCTTAGGCGGTCAATTCAATATGTTTAACCTACAAGCAGGACACATAAATGATTGGGCGAGTGGAACTATTATAGATGAGAATACTTACGGCTATAACTTCTATTTAAAAAGAGGTGGCGCACAAACAAGGGTAATAAAACTAAGACATAAGTGCTATCCTAAATACCAACAATTTAATTTAGAGTTCTTAAATAGATTAGGCGGTTGGGACACAAAGAAGTTTGCCCTTGTAAATAGAAGGTCAAGCGAATATCAAAGAGCATCATACAGGCGAAGCGATTGGCAGCTTGTAGGTGGACAAATGACAAACATAGATGGATATAACAGATATAACGAAACGACTTTCAACTATGCTATTCAGCATAAAGATAAATATAGGCTTACTTCTGATTGGGTTAGCGAACAAGATTATTCGTGGTTGGCTCAGCTTGTATCGTCTCCTATTGTATATATGGAAGTTCTTGGTGCATACTTCCCTGTTACCATAACCACAACTAACTACGAGTATAAGTTAGAAAGTGCGGATAAACTATTTAACTTTGAGATTGAAGTAGAAGTAGGCAAATACTTAACAAGCCAATTCAGATAATGATTAGCACAGAAATATACATCGAGGAACAGAAGATTGATTTATTGCAGGATATATCTACTGAGTTCACTTATGCCATTGATGATGTAAGTGAGTTTGGTAGTCGCAATACTTCTTATAGCAAAACAATTAGCATTCCGGGAACGGCAAACAACAACCTTGTCTTTGGTTACATCTTCGAGCTTAACAATGCTAACTTCACAGACAACACGCTTCCGAACGTTGGCTATAACTACAATGTTAGTAAACAAGCTAACTGTAAAATCTTTATTGATAAGGTGCAGATATTTAAAGGCACTTTACGAATTTTGGAAATAGTTATAGACAAAGAAACTATTGAATACCAATGTAGCGTAGTAGGAGAGCTAGGCGGTTTTATTACTACATTAGGGAACAAAAGATTAACAGGTAATATCAATGTTGAAGATGATTTAGATTTTAGCGCATATAACCATACTTATAGTGTTGCAAATATTAGTGGGAGTTGGGATAATGCCGGAGGCTCTGGTTACTATTATCCTTTGATTGATTACGGAAACGTTAGCACAGGACAATTCGGAATTGCTAAAAAGGACTTCCAATATACAACGTTTAGACCTGCTTTATATGTTAAGGAGTACATAGAAAAAATATTTGCAGGAACAGATTATACTTTTAACTGCCCGTTCTTTGATGAGCCTTTATTTAAACGCTTAATTATACCTCACAACCAGACAAACATAACAACGTTAAATAATACAAGCCTTAACGCAGCAGCTAAATTAATTAGAATAAACACCAATTTGAGTAACATTGTAGAGTATACAATGGTAACGGCAGGTAGCTTTACTCTTGACGGATTAGGTCAGTTATTTACTTATGGAGTAGTTCCAGCACCAACAATTACAACGGATATAAATATTTTATTAAGAGGTAACGTTGTTACCCATAACGTAAATATACCAAACTATTCTGTAATACTCTATAAGAATAACATAGAGATAGGCAGACAAGATTTTGATGCAAGTGTAAGTACTTTTATGAACTGCCAATTTACAGTTAACGGAGTTACGTTTGCGAATAACGACACAATGCAAGTTCAAATATCAGGCAACGGAATTATCCTTGATATTACTTTAGGAGAAATAGGAGTTACTACAAGCACCCCTACACAAGTGCAGGTTAATTTAGGAGAAACAATTAAAGTAAACGATGTTATTCCAAGAGGTATATTTCAATCAGATTTCTTTTTAAGCATTGTTAAGATGTTTAACCTTTACGTTTATGAGAATAAGTTTAACGACAAGGAACTGGTTATTAGTCCGTATGTGGATTTTTATCCTGAGAAAGCGGCTGAAGCTTTGGATTGGACTAACAAAATAGATAGAGCAAAGCCTTTAAGTATAAAGCCAATGAGTGAGATTAATGCTCGTTACTACAATTACAAGTTCAAGGCTGACAATGACTTCTATGGCGAGAACTACCGCAAAAAGTATACAGAAGGCTACGGAGATTTTATTTACGATACTGAGTTTGACTTTGTAAAAGAAACTGACACCTTAGAAGTTATATTTGCTGCTTCTACATTGTTTCAGCAAACAGGACAGGACAAAGTATTCCCTGCTATTTACAAGAAGTCAAACACAAATAGCGCAGAAGATAGAATGGATAGCATTATTCGTATAATGCAAACCAAGAAGATTACGGGTGTAGCAAGTTGGAACATTATGAATACAACTACTAACTTAGCTACTTATACAAGCTATGGTTACGCAGGACACTTAGATGACCCTATTAACCCTACTAATGACATAAACTTTGGCGCACCTAAAGAAGTACAATTTAGTCCTAATAGTTACCCAAGCACAAACGTATTCAATGCTTATCATAGTCCTTATATTGCTGAAATAACAAGCAAGGATAGTAAGCTATTAACGTGTTTTGGTTTATTGGATATTATAGACATTTTCAATTTAGATTTTAGTAAGTATGTATTTATAGATGGAGTATTGTTTAGGCTTAATAAAGTCGAAAATTTTAATCCTATGGAATATAACACTACTAAACTATCATTTCTTAAAGTAATAGAAACAAAATATTAATGGCACAACAGAACTCAGTAGATATAAATGTTAACTTACAAGGTAACGCAGAACAATCGATAGGTAATGTAAAAAAAGCATTAAAAGAAGCCAATGCCGAATTAATAAATGCACAAAATAATTTTGGCGATTATTCCGACCAAGCTATTGCCGCAGCTAAAAGAGTAGCCGAACTAAAAGATAAAATTAGTGAAGCAAAAGAAACTGCTGATTTATTTGACCCGGGTAAAAAGTTCCAAGTATTTGCAGGAGCAATTAACGCAGTAGCAGGTGGCTTTACTGCCGTTCAAGGTGCGCTTGGTGTAGTAGGTGCAGAAAGTGAGGAATTGCAAAAGTCCTTATTAAAAGTACAATCTGCTTTAGCTTTATCGCAAGGTTTATCTGCGGTTACGGATTCAGCAAAGGACTTCCAGCGACTTGCAACAATCGTAAAGACAAATGTAGTAACTGCATTTTCTACTTTGCGAGGTGCAATTATCGCAACGGGTGTAGGTGCTTTAGCAATAGCCGTAGGGCTTGTAGCTGCTAACTTTGATAAGGTTAAAAAAGCGGTGCTTGATTTTATACCAGGACTTGCACAAGTAGGAACTTTCTTTAGTAGCATTATCGAGAAGGTTACCGACTTCGTAGGTATTACATCACAAGCGGAACGTGCTTTAGCTTCTTTAGAAAAAACAACTAAGCGTGGTAACGAAAGTATTGAGGCAAGAATTAAGGTATTAACTGCACAAGGTGGTAAGGAAAAGGAAATACACGAACTTAATTTGCAGCAAGGAGAAGCAGAACTAAACGCTTTAAGACAAAGGTTAGCTACAACAGGTAAGCTAACAGAAGATGAACAAAAAAGATTTAGGGAATTAAAAGTTGAAAGAGAAGTTTTAGATGCACAAGAACGAAAAAGAATAGAAGATAATGCAAAGCAAGTTGCTACTACTGCTAAGGGTATTTCTGATAAATTAGCACAAGATGAAGCAGATAGGATTGCAAAACAAATTGCAGACGAAAAAAAGTTTACAGAAGATTTATTAGCAGAATACGATAAAAGAAGGGGTATTGCAAATAAGGCAAAGATATTAACACAAAAAGATTTAAAAGCCTTAGATGCCCAAGAAGCAGCAGAAAAAGCGGCAAAGCAAAAAGAAATAGATGACAAAAGAATAGATGAACAAAAAAAAGTTGTTAATTCTACTACTAATTTTACTTTACAAGCTATTCAAACTCAACAGAAGGCAACTGAGAACTCAGCTCAAAATGTAAATGCTGTAAATAAATGGTTAGCATCTGAGGATAAGAAAAGATTAGATGCAAAGGTTGCAGATACCGAAAGTGCATTAACTTTACTTAGTGCTATTGTAGACCAAAATAGTGTCGCAGGAAAGGCTATTGCAGTTGCACAAGCTATCATTAATACTTATCAAGGTGCTACAAGGGCATTAGGTCAAGGCGGTGTTTTAGGATTTGTAGGTGCAGGTGCGGTAATTGCTGCGGGTTTAGTAAACGTTAAAAAGATTGTTAGCACAAATATACCTTCTGCAAAAGGAACTGGTACAGTAGGCGGTGGGGCATCTGCTCCAAGCATATCAGCATCAGCCCCTTTAGCACCACCACAACCACAAGCACAAACAACTACCTTAGATAATCAAACAATTAATGCAATAGGCAACCAAGCGGTAAGGGCTTATGTAGTAGAAAACGATGTAACGAGTAACCAACAAAGGATTGCAGCTATCAAGCAAAGGGCAAGGTTTGGTTAAATGATAACAATTTAAAACACTTAATATTTAAGATTATGGACTTACCTGTTTATTTATTAGACATTAGCGAGGATATGAATGACGATGCCGAGGTGGATTATGTGGCACTCGTAGACAGACCTGCTATTCAAAAGAATTGGAATGCCTTTAAAAACCAACAACGCTTTGAAGTGGTTAGCGAAGATAAGCGTATTATTTCTGGACCTCTTATGCTTGCTGATGTACCTATTTTTCGCAGTGATGCTACTTACGGGGATTATTATGTGGTCTTTAGTAAAGATACTATTTTTAAGATTGCTCAAAAGTTTTTCAAAAGAGGCTACCAATCAAACGTAAACTTGATGCACTCCCCTAATGCTCAGGTAGATGGTGTTACTATGTTTGAAAGCTTTATTACAGACGAAAGCCGTGGCATTTTACCAATGAAGGGTTTTGAAGATGCACCTGATGGGTCTTGGTTTGGTTCTTTTAAGGTAGATAACGAAGGCGTATGGAACGATGTTAAAGAGGGCAAATTTAAAGGCTTTAGCGTAGAGGGGTTATTTACCTACAAGACAAAGCCAAGCAAAGAACAAGAACTTATGAATGCAATAAAGGAAATATTGCAACGGGTTAAATGATAAACAAAATCTTTTATTAATATTTAAACAAAAAGAATGATGAACGCAAAAGATGCAATTATGCAAATTAGGGCTTTATTCGAAGATATGCCACAAGTAGAAACACCTACTGAAGCACCAATCGAAGAAGTACCTGTTACATTTGCTGAGTATAGCCTTTTAGATGGTACAAAGGTTATGATTAGCGAACTTGCTATCGGTGGAGAAGTTACATTAGCAGATGGAACACCTGCTCCTGTTGGCGAACACCAATTAGCAGACGGAACTAAAATCGTATTAGACGAAGCTGCAAAAATTTTATCAATCGAAACTCCAGAAGCTGAAGCAAAAGAAGCTGAAGAAGTACCTGCTGAAATGGGTAACAAGATTGACGAAAAAATGGCTGACGAAATCGCTGCTTTAGTGTCTGAAAATGAAAATCTTAAAACACAAGTAGCACAATTAGAGGCAAAAGTTAAGAATGGCTTTAGTCAAGTAGCTGAATTAATAGAAGCACTTACTAAGACACCTAACGCTGAACCTATTGCGCAACCAAAACAAACATTCGGTTCTAACGTAACTACACACGATATGAAGTACAGTAGAATTGAAAAATTTAGAAACGCTTTATTAAACAAATAAAAATAAAATAAAATGGGATTTGATGTATCTGCATTAGCAAACTATACAAAAGAAAACGAAGCTCTACTTGTAACTTCGTCTGTATTGGGTGCAAAAACTGCTGCTCTTATTAAGAGTGCAGGTAACGTAATGGTTGGCGTAAAGTCAAGCGAAAAAATCAACATTATGGAAACAGACGCTATCTTCCAAGATGGTGCTTCTTGTGGCTTTAATGCTTCTGGTTCTACTACCTTTACTCAACGTACTGTAACTCCGGGAAAAATTAAAATTAACGAAGCTTTATGTCCTAAAGACCTAGAAGCAAAGTATTTACAGAAGGCTTTACCAACAGGTAGCCAATATGATTCTATTCCTTTTGAGCAAGAATATAGCGAAAAGAAAGCTAAGACTATTGCTGCTCAATTAGAAACTGCGTTATGGTTAGGCGACACTTCAAGTGTGAATGTTAATCTTAATAAATTTGACGGGCTTGTAAAATTAATAGGCGCTGCTTCAGGTGTAGTTGCTGCAAACGCTTCAACTTATATTTCTGGCGCTCCTTTAAGCTCTATCACTGATGCTAACGTAATCTCTATCTTTGATGGCGTTTACAAAGCAATTCCTGCTAAAGTTGTAGCTGCTGATGATATGACTATTTTTGTTGGTCAAGATTTATTCCGTACTTACACTGTTGCTCTTAAAAATAGCGGTTCTTTCAATTATCAAATTGATGTAAAGGCTGATAGCGAATTTGTACTTCCGGGAACTACAATTAAAGTAATTGCAGTTGCAGGTCTTAATGGAACTAATAAAGTTTATGCTTTACGTTTAAGCAATTTATTCCTTGGTACAGATTTATTGAATGAAGAAGAAAAGTTCGAAATCTTTTATGCAAAAGAAGCGGACCAAGTTAGGTTTGTATCTGAATTTAAGTTTGGCGTAAACATTGCCTTCCCTGACGAAGTAGTGAAGTTTATCCTTGCATAATTTATAGGGGGATTGAAATATATCCCCCACTTTTTTCAAACTAATTAAATTCAAAAAATATGCCTTGCGCTTTAACTCAAAATTACTCCCTTGATTGCAAAGATTCATTGGGCGGAATTACTGAGGTTTATTTCATAGCAGCAGCAGATGTAACTTCTACAACAGAAGCAAGTGGTGTTATTACCGCTTTAGTAAAAGCATCTGGCAAGAAGTTTTTTAAGTATGAACTTGTAAAAGGCACTTCTCAATTAGTTGAGAATGTTAATGCAAACGTACAGAATGGAACTATCTTTTATGCTCCAGAATTAACCATAGTATTAAATAAATTACAAGCGAACACAAGAAATGAAATCTTGTTGTTGGCTCAAAACACTTTAGTATCAGTTGCCAAAGATAACAATGGAAAATATTGGTACTTAGGAAAAACAAGAGGCTTAGACCTTACAGGCGGTAGCGCAGGTACAGGAACGGCAGAAGGAGACAGAAGCGGTTATACTCTTACCTTTACAGGTGCAGAACCGGCTCTAGCTCCAGAAGTAAACTCAACTGTGGCGGGTCAATTAACCACCGCAGGTTCTTAGGTTGTTTTGGTTTTGTATATAGATGCCCTCGTCTTTAATTAGGCGGGGGTTTTTTATTTTGCAAACAATCGTGATAGTTTATATTTATAGTTGTGATAAGATTAATTAAGGGTCAAACCCAAAACATAATACTTACCTTGACTGAGAAGCAGCTTTTAACAAGCCCGAACTATCTATTTATTTTTGAGAATAGAAGTACAAATACTGAGATTAAATTTGTAAGGCTAAATAATACTGACATAAGCTCATATAAGGAAAGGTACAACGAGTTCACTATTGTAGTTAATAGCTTCTTTAATACGGCTTTAAATGGGCAATATACCTACACAATCTACGAACAGGCTAGTACATCAAACCTAAATCCTACAGGCTTAAACCTGCTAGAAAGTGGAATTATGGAGCTATCTGGCACAACTATATCATTTACGGAATACGAAACAACAAGCACATTCACAATTAGACAATAATGGAAATACAAGTATTGACATTTGCGGAAGCAAAGCAACCAGAATATAAAGAGAAAAAAGGCGAAGGGTATATGCAATATGGTCAAAACAATGACTATCCGCAATACCTATTAGACCTATTTAACAAATCTGCAAAGCATAATGCTATCATTCGTGGCAAGGTAAACTACATTGTCGGTAATGGTTGGGCAGGTGAGCAAGATATGATTAAAAAGGTTAATAGAGATGAGACCCTTAATGACCTAACTAAAAAAGTTGCTTTAGATTTAGAACTATTTGGCGGTGCTTATATCCAAGTTATTTGGAGTGTAATTGGAGAACAGATAGCGGAGTTGTGGCATTGTGATTATACAAAGATTAGAACCAACAAAGACAACACGCAGTTTTGGTACAAAGAAGATTGGAAGCTTACACGTAACCAAGAAAAAGCTGAGATTTACAATGCGTTTAACCCTGCTAACCCACAAGGTGTGCAGATACTTTACGTTAAAGAGTACAGACCGGGAATGAATGTTTATAGCCTTCCTGGTTATTTTGGTGCTCTTAACTACATCGAAAGTGATGTTGAAGTTAGTAAGCACGTTTTAGGTAATGCTCAAACAGGGTTTTCTGCAAGTAAACTTATTACTTTACCAAACGGAGAGCCAAGCCCTGAAGAAAAACGTCTTGTTAGTAAGCAGTTCGATAATATGTACACGGGTGCAGACGGCAAAAAGTATCTACTTGCTTTTGTAAACGATGCAGCTCGTAAGCCTATTGTAGATGACTTAGGTGCTAGTGATTTAACTAAAGAAGATTTTAGCCGTGTAGACGAATTAATACAAACTAACATATTTAGCGGACACCAAATTACAAGTCCAGACTTATTTGGTATTGCCGTTCCTGGTCAATTAGGAAATAGACAACAACTTAGAGATAGCTACGAAATCTTTAATAATACTTATGTACGCTATAAGCAAATGCAGATTGAGGGTGTATTTAATATGCTTGGACAATATGCAGGAATAACCGAGGAATTAAAGCTTCAGCCGGTAGACCCTATTGGAATTGACTTTAGCGAAAATGTTATTTTACAAGTAGCACCTAAAGAGTGGATATTAGAGAAGTTAGGAATTGACCCTACACAATACGGAATAGTTGCAGAAACCGAGCAGCCAATGGCAGCAAGTCCTTTAAGTGTGAACGAGCATATTAAAGGATTGAAAGGTAGGGAATGGCAAAATATGCAACGCATTATTAGAGATTTTAACAAGGGCAAGATAACAAGAGAACAAGCAAGTTCTATGCTTAAAGGCGGATATGCTTTAAGCGACGAGGAAGTTTCTACTTGGTTAGGTGCTGAAGATTTAGAATTTAACGAAACTGATTTTCAGGTTTTCTTTGAGTTTGGAGAAGATAGAAGTGCCTACGAAGTATTTAAAAGCAAAGCAAGATTTAACGATGATGCGGACTTTGAAATGTTTGCAGATGTATCGCAGTTACAATCTAATATCTTGGACTTAATTGTTAAAGACAAGCGTATTACTCCAGAGGTAATTGCTGAAACTTTAAAAGAAGATGTAGGTGCGGTTAAGCGTGTTATTGATTTATTGATTGAGAAGGGGTTTATTAAGACAAGCGAAGTAAAGCAAGGTAAGGGCATTGATAGTAACATAATTATCGAAAGGCAACTTACTGCTCCTATTGGGCAGATTGTTGAAGCTATAAAGCCACAAACTACTCAAATTTTAATTCGTTACTCATACGAGTGGAAACAAGGTTTTAACGATGGCGATTTAGATACAAGCAGACCTTTTTGCAAATACTTAGTAACCGCTAACAAATTTTATAGCCGTAGCGAGATTGAGCAAATGAGTGCAAGGCTTGGTTATTCTGTATGGGATAGACGAGGCGGTTGGTACACTAAGCCAGGAACAAACACACATTCTCCAAGTTGCAGACACGAGTGGAAGTCAAACATAGTTAAAAGAAAATAAGAAATGAGCTTAAACACATTATTCATAAGCGTACAGAATATTAAAGAAAGGTCTGGCTTACACGCTAACGTAGATGAAAAACTTGTATTGCCTGAGATTAAAACTGCACAAGATATGTATATCTTACCTGCGCTTGGAAGTGCTTTGTACAATCGTTTACAAGCAGGTATTACGGCAAACAACTTGAACGCTAACGAGGTTATCTTATTAGACCAATACATAGCAGATACTTTAGTGCATTATGTACTTAGTGAATTGCCAATGGGTTTGTCTTATCAATTCTATAACAAAGGCTTGTTAAGAAAGGGTGGCGAGAATACCGAGAACCCTTCGATGCAAGATATGATTGACGTTGCGAATAGATATAAGGCTCGTGCGGAGTTCTACAAGCAAAGAATGATTAAATACCTAAAAGAATATTCTACCCTCTATCCTGAGTACCTTAATCCTGGAAGTGGCATTGATGCAATACACCCTGAGAACGATGCTTATACAACGAGCATCTGGTTAGGCGATTTTGATTGCTGCGCAGGTAAAAGCTTTGAGGAACTTTATCAAGGGAATAGAGGTTGTAGTGATTGCTAATTATGAGTAAAGTAACAACAATTAAAAACCAAAATAAACTTCGTGTTTATTTAGAAAAAATTAAGAATGAGCCTAACACTCAATCAAATAACAAAGCAAATAACGACACTCGGAAACGACCACGAACAAATTAACTTTGTTTACTTCGGTGATGTGTGGGAACGTTTAAGCAATGGCGAGGTTACTTACCCTGCTATGTTTTACACTTTAACAGGTGCGACTATAAACGCTAAAAATATTACTTACAATTTTAGCCTTTATTTTATGGACAGAATGTTAATGGAAGAAACAAACGAAACCGAAGTACTTAGTGATATGACTTTAGTAGGTCAGGACATAGTGGCTCAGTTACGTTATCCTAAAGCTATTTGGGATATTGGCGATACCGCTCCTTTGACTTACTTTACCGAGAGCGACCCTGACTATCTTGCAGGAGTTAAGATAGACATAACAATGGAATTACCTTACTTAAACGACAGATGCGCAGTACCGAGCATCTATAACTATACAGAATGATAGGCAAAAAAATTAACCAATTAGCTACCGAGTTAGCACCAGTTAGCACCGATTTAACTATTATAGGCGACCCGACAACAGGAGTAAGTAAGAAGATTACACTTGCTCAATTAGGTGCGATATTTAGCGGTGCAGTTTCGTTTTACACTAACCTTGCAGGGTTTCCTGCAACGGGCGATATTAACGTTATCTATTGTGCTAAAGACACGCAGAAACTTTATTTATGGAGTGGTTCGGCTTATACAGAAGTATTCCCTTCACAAGCTTTATTAGATACTTATCAATTAAGAAGTGAAAAGGGCAACGCTAATGGTTATGCTTCTTTGGATAGTCAAGGTAAAGTTCCTATTAGTCAGCTACCAAGTTCTATTATGGAATACAAAGGAACTTGGAACGCATCTACTAACACCCCTACACTTGCAAACGGAACGGGAGACACGGGAGATGTTTATATATGTAATGTAGCAGGAACAGTAAACTTTGGCGCTGGTCCTATTACTTTTGCGGTTGGCGATTATGTGATTTATAGCGGTACTATTTGGCAGCGTTCAAGCGGTGCGGTAGGTACAGTTACAAGCGTAGCATTAACAGTTGGTGGCGATGCGATAAGCGTATCTGGTAGTCCTTTAACAACATCGGGAACTTTAGCTTTAGCGTTTAGCGGTACTACATCACAATACATTCGAGGTAATGGTACACTTGCTACCTTCCCTTCTTTAACGGGTTTTGTTCCGTACACGGGGGCGACTGCAAACGTAGATTTAGGAACGCATACTTTACTTGCTAAAAATTTAGTAATTAATCATTCAAGCGGTAGCGGAGTTGCTGCATCAATTACTAAGGGCGGTAGCGGAGAAGCTTTAACTGTTGTTAAGAGTTCAGGAAGTGGCAACGCTGCATCTATTACGGGTGGTGTTACTTTACTTGATGAATTGCATTTGAATACTGATTTAGCCGATGCCTATATTGCAAGTGCTACGAATTGGAATGCTGCATACAACGATAAAATAAATAGTGCTGCGGTAACTGGTACTACAACAAAGACCTTAACACTTACACAACAAGACGGGGGAACAATAACGGCTTCTTGGACTGACGATAACACCGATGCGGTTACTTCTGTTTTCGGTAGAACGGGAGCAGTTGTGGCGGTTAGTGGCGATTACAATACAAGTCAAGTTACTGAAAACACAAACCTTTATTTTACAAATGCTCGTGCTATTGCAAGTACCTTAACGGGTTACACAAGCGGAGCAGGAACGATAACTTCAAGCGATAGCATCTTAAGTGCGATACAAAAGTTAAACGGCAATATCGGTGCTTTAACTACGGGTGTATCAAGTGTAAACGGATTAACGGGTGCGGTTACTTTAACAACAAGTAACATCGCTGAAGGTACTAACCTTTATTATACCGAGGCAAGAGTAAGTGCTAATACAGATGTGGCAGCGAACACCGCAGCAAGACATAACGCAGTAACAATAGGCACGGCTAATGGTCTTAGCTTATCTACTCAGGTATTAAGTTTAGGTTTAGCTTCTACAAGTACAACGGGTGCTTTAAGTTCTACTGATTGGAATACGTTTAACAACAAGACAAGTAACACGGGTACAGTAACGAGCGTAGGATTATCTTCTGCAACAAGCGGAGTAACTATTGGCTCTACACCTATTACAACAAGTGGAACTATTACTTTAGCTATTGCAACGGCAAGTGGTTCGGCTCAAGGTTTATTATCAAGCACCGATTGGACTACGTTTAACAACAAGCAAAACGCTTTAACCAATCCAGTAACAGGTACAGGTACTACTAACTACCTACCTAAGTTTACAGGTGCAAGTACAATAGGGGATAGTCAAGTATTTGATAACGGAACTAATGTTGGAATCGGGACTGCAACTCCTACAACAAAATTATCTGTTTATGCTGCTACCGGAGGTTCAACTACTGGCTTAACTGTTAATGGCTCAAGCAATATGTTGAATTTGTTTGGTTCATCAAGTACGGGTGCAGGGGTTATTTTTGATGCAACAGATGGAACAGTAGGAAGCGCAACTGCAGTTCCTATGATTTATCGTTTAGGTGGAACAGAGAGAATGCGTCTTGATACTTCAGGCAATTTAGGATTAGGAGTTACACCGAGTGCGTGGGGGAATGCAGCAGGGTTTTTAGCATTTGAAATGCCGTCTGGTAATATAAATTCTTATGGTGCAGATTGGTTAATTATTGCACAAAATTCATATAGCAATTCAAGTGGTACAAGAATTTACAAAAATACAGGATTTGCATCTGAATATATACAAACAAGTAGTCAGCATAGATGGTACACTGCTCCTTCAGGTACAGCAGGTAACGCTATATCCTTTACCCAAGCAATGACATTACACGCTTCAGGTAATTTATCTATCGGAAACACTAATGATACATATAAACTTGATGTGACAGGAACGGGTAGATTTACAGGAACATTAACGGCAGCTACATTAACTGATGGTTTTATTACTATTGGTGCTGCACAAATTAACAGAACAAGTGCAACAGTAGAAATGCAATTTGCAGGTAGTGGAGATGTTAGATTTTTTGGTAACACCGCATACCCGATAACTTTTACAGCAGGTACAGGAGCAGCTAAATTCTCTAACGCATTACAAGTAGCAGGACAACAAGCCGCAGCCAACTATGGTGGAACGGGATTAAACTTTGATTTTACTTCAGGTAATATTGGTAGAATAGCATCTGTAAAAACTACTTCAGGTGGGTCACAACTTCAGTTCTTAGTATATAATACTTCAGGTACAGATGTTAATGCTTTACAAATAGCCTCTACAGGAGCAGCTACATTCTCAAGTATTGTACAAGCCACATCAATTATTAGAACAATTAGCTCGGGGGGTGTTATATGGACTGAATTACAAAGTGATGGTGTTT